CGTGGACGCCTTGTTCAGCGGGTTCAAGGCATACACGCCCGTGATGGTGAAGATGTCGCCGATGCGGAGGGTGGTCGCGCCTGACGCCCATGCCTGCGTGAGCAGGGACGAGCCGGTCTGGTTCGCGCCGTTGACCGTGGGGGTCGCGGTGGTGAACGCACCCGTGGTGCGAATCCAGGCGTTCGCCGTCTGGTACCACTCGTCCACGCCGAGGGCGTTCCCCGCGAACATGCCCGTCTTGTACATGTCGCTGATCTTGCTCGACGGGTTGAACAGGCTCAGGTTGCCGGTGCCCACGAGCGTGGACATCATCTGCGGCTTCATGACCGCCACGCGATCTTCCTGCGGGCAGCCGATGTCGGTCAGTTTGACGCCGGCATCGAGGTAGGTCTGATTGGTGCTCGGGTTTGATCCCGGCGTGCCGACCGACCAGTAGGATAGCGGCGTCATGCGGGCGAGGCCCTGATAGTCGATGTAGTTGGAGAGGGCGACCGCGACCGGCTTGATGTAGCGGGTCCGCACTTCCTCAATCGTCAGGGTGGCGTCGAACGTGCTCCACGAGACGCCGATGTTCGCCTGATCGGTGATGGTGATCGGGACGAGCTGATCGACGATGTTCGCGGCCTGGAACGCCTGCCCGGAGGTCACGGCGGGCGTCCACGGCAGACGCATCTGGAACGTGGCGCCGACTTTGGCCCCACCGGCCTTGAAGGCGTCCGAGTATTTCCGCGTGCAATTCGCGGAAAACTTCATGTTGTTAACGGCGAGTCGTCCGGTCTCTTTCGCTACCCAGTTGGGTGTCGCAAAACTGTTTGCCATCGTGGCCCCTGCTTAGGCCCGACGCTCCCTCGCATTCATCCGTTTGATGTAGGCACTGCCGAACGGTTGATCACTCGGGTCTTTATCGGGCGCTGGCTCTCGGCTGGTCCGCACGGGAGTAATCGGCACAGCAGAGGATCGAGGAAGCGCCGCCGCTGATCCCGTCGAGATCGCAGCAGTCAACGCAGGGGACGAAGCCTTGACCGTGGCTTCGAGCAGACGGCGCACCGCTGTAGCAGCAGACAAAGGAGCCGTATGGACATCCTTCGCCAACTGAACGAGTTCCTCCGGGTGCGAGCCGAGGAATCGGGCAATTTCTGGTCCCAATTCCGACCGCTTGATCGCTTCAAGCATGACGGGTGGGAAAATCTGATTGGCGGGACGACCCGCCTTGAGCAACGCCTGATCGGCGGCTTCGACGAGATCCACGAACTCGGGGTCCTCGGCAATGGCCTTGTCAAACCGGGCTTTGTGCGCCTGCAAGACCGTGAACTCGGCGACCTGCGCCCGTTCTTCGGCCATCGCCTGCCGTGCCTCTTGCTTCGCTTCCCACCGGGCCGAGGCGCGGAGGTACGACGCATAGGGGTCAGGACGGTCCTGGAAATCTTCTTCGGTCGGTTCCTTGTCGAGCGGGCCAAACGACTCTCGTGGAGCCGGTTCCGGCTTGGCGGCGGGCGCATCGCGCTCGGCCATCCGGCGTTCGAGGTCGGCAATGCGGGCCTGAGATTCAGCCAGTAGGCGTCGGGCTTCGGCGGCTTCCGCCGTGGCTTCCTTGACGCGGGCTTTCGGGTCGTGCCGGGGGTTGCCTTCGCCCTTCACCTTGACAGGCGGGACGGGTTCCTCGGCTTTGACCGGATCATCGGGTCCCGGCTCGGTCGGTTCCGGCTCAGGATCGGGCTCGGACTCGGCCTTCGCGGCGTCGTTCAACTTCTTGATGTAGGCGCGGTTGAACGGCTCCGGATCTACCGGAGGATCGACCGCGGGCAGCAGATCTTCGCTCATGAAGTCGGCTCAGTCTCAGCCGTTTGCATCGAATTGTCAAGCACGGACGCTTCCAAGCCCTGTTGATGCCCCACTTCGCCCGCTTCCAACCCCTGCTCGTGGGCCATCTGACCCTGCTGCATGGCCTGACGGTGCGAGACCTCACCCTGCAACAGTTCGTGCTGGTCTTCGAGGCCGGCCAGAATCCGGTCCATCTGGCCCTTGATGGTCAATTGCGCCCGTTGCGCGTCAATGGTCGCCTGCGTCTTCGCCAGGTCGGCCTGCGTCTTCATGGCGGCAATGCGCTCCTCGGACTCAATCTTCATCCGTTCGCGCTCGGTCTCGCCGGCCTGCTTGATGGTGTCGGTCTCGATCGCCATCTGCTGTTCTTTGACCCGCTGCGTCAGCGCCTCGACCATCTTGCCCTGCTGAGCCATTTGCGCCTGCATCTGCATCAGGAGGGCCTTGGGGTCTTGATTCTTCATCGCCTCATGCTGCTGGACTTGCGGCGGGAGCATGAGTTTGGCGCGTTCGGCGGCAATATCGGCCCCCGGCCACGTCTGGAGCTTGAAGAACAGGTCCATATACGCGGCCATCATCTCTGGATTGGGCGCGAGCGTCTCGGCCAGCATCGCCGCCCCTTCCTCGGAGCGCGTATCGTAGGATTTGCCCACCTTGATGACGGGGTTGAACTGCCGATCCGACAATTGCACCCGTTTTTGGCCCTGCTGGCTCGGGCCGGGGCCAATGATGCGGGCTTCCTGCTCGCCTTGGGGGTTCATGATCGTCACCATCCGGTCGGGGCGGTTGCCATAGACCGGAAAGATGAGATCGTCCACAATCCGCGCTTCGTGCCGAATGGACCGGGCGTGATTGTCCAGGTAATTGCTGGTCGCCTGTTGCGCCTGCTTCTGAAGCGCCAGAATCGCCCGCCCGGACTTGATTTGCGGGTCCACCGATCCCAGAGACGCTTCGGGGATGCCGGTGGTGTCGTGGACGGACTGGCTGAAGGTGCTGATGCCGAACGCAATCGCCTGAATCGCCGGTTCCTGCACGTCACGGGTCGGACGGTCCAACGGTTTCCCGTTCTCCGACACCGGGTTGTAGAGCAAATACGGCAGCGGCAGGACGGCCGCATTCGTGTACCAGTCGGTATAGCCTTCGAGTTGCTCGGGCGTGGCGATATAGGGGGCTTTGGGGGCGAGCGCAATGGTTTCGACCATCGCACTGACCATGAAATTGAACCCCTGCTGGCCCGGAATGCCGGGACGGACAATCCCCTCGCAGCGCCGGTCCTCATCGAACGGCTGCAATTCCTCCCCGACCTCTTTGATGATGGGAATGTACCGGCCGGCCCATTCTTCGTAATCGAGCACTTCCTGAGCGCCGTTAATCTTCGCCCACTTAATCGTCGGCACCGACACGGTTTTCGGCTTCGTGGGCTGTCCCGCCGCATTCGGCGGCCCAATGGCGGGCACGCCTTCGGGCAACTGCTCTTTCCAAAACACGCCTTGCGGGGTCCAACAGAGGGTTTTCTGCTCGTATTCGGTCCAGAAGTACTCGGCGACCCGAATACTGCGGTTCCCCTTCGTGTCGGACGTAAACCACGCGGGCGACTGGCTCATCAGGCCCGTAAACTCGTCCGCCGAGGTCGGGTCCTTATGCGAGAGCTTGGAGGAGGGAAACTCGGCTTTATACGCTTCCTCCGACATATCCACGGCAATCAGCCCCCACCGGGCATCGCTGCCATCGGGTTCCACATGGCTCGGGTCGAGGCGCACGGACGACTGGTTGTAGATGCGCTTGATGACGATCTTATTGTCAAACGACCGGTCGGAGACGGGCTCAATGAGGACCCGCCAGAAGCCCCGGCCGGCTTGCGCCACGCGGTCGAAGGCCCACGAATGGGCGGCCTGCGCCTCGGATTCCCGCTGAATGCGCCGATACAGCCCTTCGCGGAGTTCGACCTCATCCTTGACCGCTTGAGGCACGCCGCCAGGGAAGTCGTCAGCGGGAATCAGTTCCGCGCCCAAATGGGCGTTCCGTTCCTGATTCTGGAGCTGGCGCACGGGCTGACGGAGTTTATTAATGGTCAGGCGCGGACGGCCAGGAATGGCGGGCATGCCGTCCGCGGCTGGTCTCCCGGCGCGGGCGTCAATGGCGGACTGGTCCCACTGGAAATCGCCCCCGGCATAGAAGCCGATGTCCTCTTTTTCACGGGCGAGTTGTGGTCCATCGGCGGCATCGGCGGCATTCCAGCAGGCGAGCGCTTTTTCGCAGATTTTGGCCTGTTGCTTTTTGGAGAGACGAGCGCCCGTCTCGGGCTCAGGCTCGGGGGAGTCGTCCTGCTCGTCGCCGTAGGCCATTAGCGTGGGAGTCTAGCACGGCTTCAGCCGAGCCACGCCCGTTCCCCAATCGCAAACGCGGCTTTCCCGCCCCGTTTCTGCTGTTTATCGACCGGTGTCTTATGGCGAACCGCCAGATACCGGAATGCATCGGCCCCGTGACTGGCCCAATCGTGAATCGGTTGCGCCGTAAACTCGTTAATCCGCGAGTTCCACGTTTTCCGGTAATTCCTGAGCGCATTCAGCCCCGGCCCCGCCTTCGTTTCGTCAAACCAACAGTTCTGGAGCAGCAATCGGACGGCCTGAATGCCGTCAATAAAGGGAATCGACGGGACGGTCTGAAATTTCAGGCCGAGGGCCTTCGCCGTCTCCAATCGGGACTTCCCGGTGCCCAATTCCCGCACGTTGATATCGTGCGGCGCCCAATGCGTGCCCCAGACGTACGATTTGTCCTTCACTTTCTTGATAAAGTGCGGCAACCCCTCCCCGGACGCCTCGTAGTAGTCAATCAGCCGGATTTCGCCGCCACGGGTGCTCTGGGAGAACCAAATACTGGTCGCGTCATCGACGCCGAGGTCCCAGGTCGTATCCACGGGCAATCCGGGGTCGTACGGGACGCCGGTAATGCGGCCTTCCGTGTCACACTGGCCCAATTCGGCCCCCCACCACGCCCCGCGGATGGCCGCGGAGGAGGACAGATACCATTCCTGCTCATAATCGGCCTGGAGCATCAGCCCCTTTTCAATCAGCCGCCGATCGTCACTCATCGCCTGCGTCAGCGCGAGAATCGTGGCCCCTTCTTCGGTGGCAAGGCTCCCATCGACTGTTTGCCAGAGCGAGAACCACTCGGGGTCGTCTTTCGCTTCGTGGTAGGTCTTGTAGAGCTGGTCAGTGCCTTTGATGGTGCCTGAGAAGATGCCGTACCCGACGTGATCGGCCAGAGATTTGGAAAGGACTTCGGAAAAGACGTTGGGCGGTATTTGCGAATACTCGTCAAGTGAAACCCCTGACAAACCCGGTCCCCGGAGGCTGTCTGGTGAATCACCGCCGACCAACTGTATACGTGACCCGTTGGGATACACGACGAGCAGTTCGCTTTCATTGAACCGGACGCCGGGAATCGGTCTGGCATAGTCCTTCAACATCTCCCATCCGGTCTTTTTGGCCTGTGAATACGTCGGCATCACATGCCAATACACCCGATTCTTGAGCAACGCCACCAACTGATCCGGCTCGGCCCCCGGCAGATTCGTCAACAGCCGCTTCATCTCCCAATGGTCATCGAGCGCCGCCCGCTGATGATGATTCAGCACCGCTGTCGTCTTCCCCGCCCGCCGATGGAGGACCAGAACGGCCCATCGTTTAAGGTGCTGATGCAGCCCCCGCGCCCAGACACGCGGCCGGTACTGAATCTCTACAATGGTCGGTTCCGCCATCGCCGAGATTCTACACCCGACACCCCTGTCAATTCGTTGACATCAGTGTCAAGTCTCTGACAGTGACGGAATCCCAAATACCTGCTAGCCTGAGCCATAGCGGGCCGAAGGGAACTCTCCACTAGATCAAGTGCTTCTTAGCGGTGGAAGGGCAGACGCAGCAGCGACGCCCGCGATCACAAGAAGTGGATCGCCCCAAAGTTCAATTTTTCTGGTGGGAATACAGCAGCCCGAATCCCTACGCCCAGGCTGGCAGGAAAAGCCATTTGCCCCACGGCTGTGCTGTGGATGAGGCCATAGTCAACTCGCTCGGCAAGAACCGAGATTCGCCCCTCCCCCCGCCACCCCCACCCCCTCGATGTCCCCAGGCACACGTCACCACAGACACCCGATGACCAGGTGCTCGAGGGCCGGCTGAGTGGTCGAGGAGGCTAGTGTTCGTGAAGGAGGACAGTCACTCTTGCCATTTGATGACGATCCCACCCGTGTGCTCGACACGTTCGGTCAACAGGTTCAAGTGTTTGGCGAGGGAATCTAAGGCTTTGGTCTTGTCGTACATGCGCACCTTGAGGATCACGTCAGTTGACCCATCACCAGCCGTCAAGTTGCGAGACACCACATCAAAGGACTGGACACAGGCGCTCTGGTCCTTCGTCCATAAGGCAGGCGGTTTGAGGTTCCCCGAGCTATCAAACATGGTGTCGGTCCGCACCAATGCGAGGCGCTTGAACTCCCGCAAAATCAGCTCTGGCGTGACATCAGCAGCGCTGCATTGGTCCTTCTCTAGATACGCGATACAGTCGCGAATGTCACCTCTGGCCATGAGCTCACTGGCCGCTTGAGCAGCGGAGGAGGCGCTGTAACCTGCTCTGATGTAGGCCTTCGTGGCATTGAGGTCGAGCAGGTACTCCTCGCAGAAGCGGACCTGGCGGTCATTGAGACCGAAATGATTGGGGTCTGGAGAGGTCGTGGCCATGCGTCAGACGGTAGCACATTTGTTCTGTTTGCCATCGTTTTGTCACAATTGAGAGGCAAGATAGGTGTTGACACGGTAGGACCGTTGGCCCTATAGTCTCTGTATGATGACTCACATGAACGACGCAGCCGTGCTCACGTTTGACCAGTTCACGGCCGTCTATCTGCCCTTGCTTCGCGCGTATCTGTTGGATGCGGGGATAGGTTGGAACGCCCTACGCCAGTTGTCGCGACTGGCCGAAGCGTATCCCGCGTATACCGCGCGCGCCGAAGCGGAACTCCGGTAACCGTTCGAGACACAAGGAGCCCCCGACCATGAGTGAATTTTCAACCGCTATGCGTCTGACGACGGGAAACTTTCCCACATGCATCCGCCGGATCGACTATCCCATACACAAGGGGCAGCCGAACCCCTCGCACGGCAAGTATCATTTTGTGGGATCAGTGCCGGTGATCTATGCGCACATCCGGTTCGCCACCGAACAGGACGCCATTCACGCCGCTGTCCTCGCTGGCGCCGAACGCATCCAGCGCACTGATAACACCTTCGTGGATATCGCCACCGAACAGGCCCGCCAGCAGGATGTGTGCTTGCCCACGCTCGAAACCGTCAGGACGACGGAACTGTCCTTGCCGCAACTGGACTGCCCCGAGCAGCCCTTCACGCTCACGGCGCCCCGTGAGACCGAAGAAACCCAAACGTCACTTTTCTAAAGGAGATCCGACCATGACCCCGACCACTGACACGAGCACCGACATCCGCCGCTTGACCGCCCGAGAGTTGACGAGCGCCCTCGCCACCCGCCGCCGACAGGCCGAAGACGCGCTGCACGGCATCTTGAAGGCCGGCGATACCGTCTATACACAGACGATTCACCGGTCCGACTCCGGCATGAAACGCGTCGTCCGCGTGATCGTGCTCACGCAGCGGGACGACGCCGGCCAGGTCATGCCCCTGCATCCGAATTGGGCCGTGCATGTGCTCACGGGCGCCCGTTTGCAGACGGTGGACGGGTATGACGGCTGCGTCGTCAACGGCTGCGGATTCAATCAGGGCGCGCATTTGGTGGAGTCACTCGGGCACGCACTCGGCCTCAAACTCCGTCACGAGACGCTGTAGACATCGGGATTAGAAACCGTGGCCCCGTGGCTGCGGTCGGGCGAAATGACGCCCCTGAGGAGACCCCGACCAATGACTGACTCGCCCATCACCGCCGCCGACATTGCCGCTCGCCGTCTCGCTTTCCCGCGCTGTTATGCCGGCGCGACCGATGAGACCGTGGCCCACATGATCCGCGTGACCCGGGCCGAACGGATCGCCATGCTCGCGGCCTTGACTCCGACGCATGATCCCGCCGCGCACCGATACACCATGCGCTACCGGCCCCCCGGCGCCTTTACGCTGCCCCGTGGCCTCAACTGGACGTTGACCGAACGCCCCGCCCGCCAGGACGCCGGCTTTCAGAAGCGCACGGACTTGCCCGTGAGCCGACACCCGTTCGGCGTGTTCACCACGGACACGCGCCCCTTGACCCCCGACGAATTGACCGCCTATGAAATCGAGGTGCTCCCATGACCAATCCCCCGACCCCGCCGCCCGTCTGGACGCTTAGCGCCCCGTATCAGGATGTTGAACAGGCCGTCAGGACCGGCAGTATCACCTTCCGCCAGTGGGAAGCCTATCGCGCTATCTGGTTCTATGGCGCCCCCCGATTCTCAGACCTCGTGGACTGGCCCCGCATCCGCGATATCAACGCGCAGCTCGATACTGTCCATGGTCCCGTGCCGGCCTGTCTGACCTGCAACGACACGCAAGAATTGATTCTTGGCCCCGAGTGCGGCAACTTGGCCGGGTGCATGGCGATCTGTGGCGATTGCGCCCCCGAGACCGTCGGCGAACGGGGAGTGTGGTAAATGGACAAGCCCAACACCGTGACGGCACAGGCGTTCCGAGAGGCAGCCGCACAACTCTATGAACGTCTTGGTTCTCAATGGCGCGACTTGCTTCTTGCCGCCGCCGACCAACGCGACCAATGGGATCTGTGCGAACTGAAGCGCCAATTACATCACGCGCATTCCATCAAACTTGAACGAGAACTCGCCTTCCAACAAGCCCGGGTGGAAAACTTGCTCACGGCCCTAGACGAACGGCGCGAAATGGATGGATTGGAGGAAGGCGGTGAGTAAGAGACGCTGGGCCACGCCAGAAGACATCTCGTCACGCGCATGGCTGCTTGACGCCATCACGCGAGACGCAGCCGTCACCGAGAACGCCCGAGCCCGCGCCGTGACCGTGCTCGTCGAACGGCTGACCGACGCCGAGACCGCGATCGCCACACTCACCCGAGAACTCAAGGAGTGCCGATTCACGATCCGGTGTCTCACGGACGGTGACGGCCGCTGCCCTGCCCTCTGGGCGGGCGTGCACCGATGCGTGCGCCCGTATGACCACAAAGAATCCCACCTCACCGAAAGAGGATGTGATTGGACGGATCAACTATGAGCCTGACGACTTGGAAAGCCACCTACTACCCGATCTCGGCTCGCGAGACGGCCCCACAGGACGCGATCGCCCACAGTCTGACCAAATGGCGCGGCTTGTTAGATCTCGCGTCTCACGGGCTCACGCGTGCCCACTCCGGCTCTATATGCATCGGCGATATCACCGATGACGCGCAGTTGTTTCCGATCTCTGGCGGGACCTGTGCCTTGTGTGTGCATTTTTACGACGACGATGACGATATCGATGAATTCGCCCGTTGCGCCCGCTGCCCCTTAGCCCTCAGCCGTGGCGGCGTGCCCTGTACCAAAGCCACCACGGCCGAAGGCACATACAGCCCCTTTGAGCGATGGACGCTCAACGGCGACCCCGCCCCCATGATCCACGCACTGGAGACCGCCCTGGAAGACAACCTCATCGCCACACGCACCCAGGAGCCCCGCTAATGCCCCGCACCCACTCGCCCACGCCCGAGAAGATCACCGCCACCCGGCACGCCCTCGGGTTGACCCGCACCGAAGCCGGCCGCCTCATCAGCAGCAATTACAAGAACTGGCAACGCTATGAAACCGGGACCCGCAAGATGCCCGTGTCCACGTGGAAGTTCTTCCTGTTGAAGACGAGCACCCGCGCTCGAAGGCTCATTGCCGGCCGCCCCAACCCCGCCGACCACTTGCCCCGAGACAAACGTGAGACCACCCGCCCGGAGCCCGTGGCGCCCGTGGTGAGTGCCCACGCCGTCATTCAGGCCGCCCGCCACAGCGCCCAATCTGAAGGATCGGATTAGTTGCCATTTCATGCTTGACACGTAACCCCAACGGCCCCATACTCTCATTCAGGAGACCGACCAATGACCCAAACCCACACGACCAGCGCCCTTGCCCACGACGCCAAGTTGCCGATTCCCGGCTTGCACATCGAGGGCCGGCGCTGGTTTCAGAAGACCTACGGCAACACCTACCACAGCGTGCGGATTTACCGCACGGGGTGCGAGACCGTGTATCTGCCGAGCCGCTACGGCTACGGGGAGATGTTTTTGCAGACCGCCATCGCCTACCTCCGCAAGAACGGCTATGCCGACGCCCAGAACGGCACCTGCTACCTCCGCGAGCAGCTCGGGGGCACCTACAGCGTGATCGACGTGCCGCGCCAGAAGGACCTGTAATCCGTTCACTCGCCCCCTCCACGGCCGGATGCCCCACCCAGGCGCCGGCCGTTTTTCTTTTTTAGGGATTGACAGCCGCCCGTCTTCAGGCAGAGAATCGACCGGACAGAAAAAGAGCCCCGAAGGCTGACGACCTCCGAGGCTCGGCAAGACTGGTATCAGCAGGCTTGCGGGGACGATGCCCGCATCCTACCACACCATCAACGTTTTGCCATACACGCGGCCGACCTCGCACCTCGAGACCGGGCCGGTCGCCAGAGCGCACACTGGCTCCAGTTTCGCCAGCGCACCGAGCAGGATCGCATCCACGAGTGGGCAACGTCTCCGCGCCGACGACCCGCGACCAAGCCATCCGGCGCAAGCCGTACGTAAGGATGCGAGGAGGCAGACATCAAGGCAGCCAGAAGGCTGTTGGCGGACCTGCCACACTCGGCACACGCACAGAGACAGCCCGCCAAAGATCTAGATGGCGGGATAGGGCGCGGTGTCTCTTGAGCCCCACCCCAAAGAAATCTGTCACGGACACGTATTTACCGCTTGACAGCGGTTCAGCGTATCTATAGAGTCTGGACATGACTTCGATTGACCCCGCTGACCGGCTCGCCGTCTTTGTGCAGGCGCACGGGACGCAAGATCAGGCGGCCAGGAAACTCGGCATCAGCCAGCAATACCTATCTGACCTGCTGAAGAACCGGCGCCAGTTTTCCTCACGCATCCTTCAGAAACTTGGCTTGAAAGCGATCATCGTCAACAAATAGGAGCCCGCCATGACCGACCTGATGCTCGCCGTTTCGCTCGTCGCCGTGCTCTACCTGATCAGCGGGTGGGTGATTCCCCCGTCGCCCAAGGACGCCCCCGAAGACGTGCTCGACCAGCAGGATAAGGCGTGGTAACGGCCATGACCACTGTGGACGCCTTTGGATTCTTGGCCGTGGTGGTGGGGCTGCCCTTGCTCGTGATCTACGCCCTGCTGGCGCTCGTGACCCGTGGCCCACAGCCCCCGACCGACCCGTGGCAAGGGATGCGGTCATGACCTGCCCCCTCTGCCATCGTCCGCTGGCCCAGAACGGCCGGTGCTACACGTGCGGCGTGGAGAATATGCGGCTGTTCGCGGAGCACCTCGCCCAGAAGGACGCCGAACGGATCGCCGCCGCGCAGGCTCGCATTATGGCCGAGGATGGACAGAAGCCGTGACGACCGACGAACACGGCGCCCTCTACGCACGGATTCGAGAACTGGAACGCCAACTCCGCGAACGTGAAGCGGATCTGCTCGCACGGATTCAAGACTTGGAACGCCAAGTGAGCGCCACCGAAGAACGCCTCTTTGACGCCTGGAAGACGCATGGCGAGAAACGGACCGACATGCTGCGGATCTTGGAGCAGTGGTGATGATCGAAACGTGGCTCGCGAACAACCCGGCCGGGTGGGCCGGCTACCCCACGACGGCGCTGGTGTCACCGCTCGACCACGAAGACATGTATGCGCGGGAACGCCGGCTGCGACGGGGCGGCTACACCGGCCCGCACCTGGACATGACCGCTCATCGGCGCATCGAAGCCTGGATCGCCAGTGAACGGCTCAGGCGCCGGCAACGGTATCAGGCGAACGTCAACGCCGTCATGACGTGGATTTAGGGGGTTATTCATGGCTCACACACCCGGCCCGTGGCGCGTGATCTTCGAGGAAGTGACACATCGTAAAGGCAGCCCCATGTGCCATGACACATGCGGTAAAGGCGCGACCCCGCTCCGTGTGACCTATGACCACCGGCCTGACCAATGGGGCCAACACGCACAATCCGAGCCCATCTGTCACGTCATGCAGATCGATCGCGTGGCAGATGTGATGGGGGCGAACGGTGAACATGTGGTCTGTTTCGGCCACGACTATGACGACTACGGCGGGTGTGATGTCGACGATGCCCGACTCATCGCCGCCGCGCCGGACTTATTCACGGCGGCATCTGAATTGGTCGAACGTCTCGACTCCCAGACCGACATCGACATCACGGACCTCAGACTCGCCGTGGACAAGGCACGGCAATAAAAAGGACGCGCCCCCGACCAAGAGAGCGCGTCCACAGGAGACCCAATGACCAACGACACGATACCACGAATGACCGACGCCGACGCCACCGAAGGCTTGGACGACCTCACCCGCGCCATCGCCATCCTGTTGTATCAGGCCCGCGGGATTCACGACCGCAACCCCGGCGCCGTGCAAGCCATCCCGTTCCGGTCGCTCCCCGAGGCGTGGCAGCAGGATTTCATGATTGCCGCCAAGGCCGCCGTGATGGGGCTTGAGGCCACGCACCGATTTAATGCCGGTCTTCACGCCCGCGCCGAGATTCAGCGGTATCTGGCCGCCGAGGCGATCAGTGTCGTGCATGATGACCTCGCTAATGTTCACGGCCGCTTGAAGCGATTCATTGAGACCATCACCCGCGCCGAGTCGCCCAACATCGTCACCGAAGTCCTCGCCGCCTATCAGGAGGGATTGTGCCGAACGTAACCATCACCGATTACCAGACCTTCGAGGCCATGCGGCGGTATGGCGGCAGTTTCGCCAAAGCCATTGCCGAAGCCGCCACCCGCGCCGAACTCATCGAGGAATACCGCACGATGGCGGCCATCATTCTGGCGAAGGAGACCCGATCATGATGACTGGCAGCCTGAAGCACGACTGGCACGACTGGCGACCCTACCGGAAGATCGCCACCCAACTTATGCGACCTTACATCCCTGGAGAGAACCTGAACGGTATCAGCGTGAACGCCGAGGACATACCGGAACTCGGGGGCATGATCGCCATCAACGCTAGCAACCCGAACGATCAGTGGTATGTCGGGAAAGCGTTTTTCCTCGCCAACTACGTGGAGGCGAACCGATGACCACCCACGTCACCACCCGCCCCCGTCACATGCACCGCTGCGCCGAGTGCCAGCGCGAGTTCTATCTGTGCAGTGAACGCGATTGCACCCTTGCCCCGGAAGTCTGCCAGGGCTGCGAGATGGATCGGCAAGATGCGTTTTTTGACAAGATCGAGGCCGCCCGTCTCGGCTACATGCCTGTCGTGACGATCTCTGAAGCCGAGTTCCGCGCCCAGTTCGCTGACAACGACATCACCCCTAAGGAGCCGACCCATGAGCCGTGATGCTGAGCCGACGTTTCTAGCGACGCCAGACCGTCGCACCCCGGAGGACATCATCAATACGTTGACGGAGGAACGCGACTCGTTGAGCGAACTTCTGGCCGTCGAACAACAGCGCGGCGTGATGCTCACCGCAGAAAACAAAATGCTGACATCGTGGAATGACACACTGGCATCTGCCCTGTCCACGATGCGAGCCCAACACCAAGCATTCAAGAGTTACCAGCGCACGCTGACCGAAGCCGTCCTCGACATCACCAAGGAGCCCAAGTAATGCCCATCATCGCCAACGCCGGATCATCCGCCTTCATCCCCTGCCCCGCTGGCCCTCAGCAGGCCGTGGCGATCGACGTAATTGACCTCGGCCTGATGAAGAATGAACTGTTCCCGAACGCCGACGGGACCGCCAAATGGCAGCACAAGATCGACATCGTGTGGCAGTCCGCCGACCTGATGGACGACGGCCGCCCCTACCTCATCAAGAAACGCTACACCCTCAGCCTCGGGGAAAAGGCCACCTTGCGCCACGACCTCGCCTCCTGGCGGGGCCGGGACTTCACGCCGGCTGAACTCGAAGCCTTCGACGTGGAGAAGCTCATCGGCGTGAACGCCATCATCAACGTCGCCCACAAGAAGGGCAGCCGCGGGGGAACGTTCGCCAACGTGGTGTCCGTGATGCCGCTCATGAAGAATCAG